TAACGGGCGATGGCCCACCGGACTTCGCTCCTAGTCAGTGGGTCCATCATTCTAAACAAGACCCGAACTACGTAGAAGACACAGCGCGGGTATTCAACAACCTCTATGCGGAGACACAAGATGGCAAGTAAGATGACAGCAGAACAAATGATTTCACGTATCTTTAATATGACTCGTGGAATGGTTTCACCTGATTATGTAAAGGCTGAAGCTGCTTCAAAAAAGAAAACACCAAAAAGACCTCCACGAGAACAAATGGCTAATGGTGGTAAAGCTAAAAAGAAAGCTAAAGGCATGAAGCGTGGCGGTAAGACTATGAAGTCTAAAGGCATGGCTAAAGGCGGCAAGCGTGGCGGTGCTAAAAAAATGGCAAAAGGCGGTATGCGTGGTGGTCCTAGACGAATGATGAAAAATGGTGGAAAAGCCATGAAGTCTAAAGGTATGAAGCGCGGCGGAAAGGCTAAACGCTAATGGCACGTCGTGGACTATACGCCAACATAGCAGCTAAAAAGCGTCGTATCAAAGCAGGTAGCGGAGAAAAGATGCGTACACCCGGAAGTAAGGGCGCACCTAGCAAAGCCAACTTCCGTCGTGCTGCACAGACTGCAAGGAAAAAGTAACATGGCAAAGAAAGCACCACCCAAGCCCAAGAAGAAGAAGTCTAAGGGCGCAACACCTAAAAATAAAGCGTTGTATGCTCGTGTGAAAGCAGAGGCAAAGCGTAAGTTCGATGTATACCCATCAGCATATGCAAATGCTTGGCTTGTTCGTACGTACAAGAAACGCGGTGGGACGTACGCCTGATGGCTAAACCAAAGGGCGGCCTGACAAAGTGGTTTAAGGAAGATTGGCGGGATGTAAAGACTGGCAAGAAGTGCGGACGTTCTGGTGCTGAAAAGAAGAAGCGTCCGTATCCTGCTTGTAGACCAGCCAAAGTTGCAGGGCGTATCAGCAAAAAAGAAGCAGCGAAGAAGACCGGACCCGGCAAGGTTAAGTGGTCTGTGACTGCGTCTGGCAGGAGGAGGAAGTCTGGTGGCAAAAAGAAAGCCTGACAATATGCCAGCCCGTAATAAAAAGAACTTTCGGCCTACGAAAGCGGGGGCTGGCATGACAAGGGCTGGGGTAGCTGCATACCGACGCAAAAACCCCGGCAGCAAACTCAAGACTGCTGTGACTGGCAAAGTGAAGCCCGGAAGCAAAGCAGCGAAGCGACGTAAGTCTTTTTGTGCTAGATCTGCAGGACAGATGAAGAAGTTTCCTAAAGCTGCAAAAAATCCGAATAGCCGTCTGCGCCAAGCACGAAAGAGGTGGAAATGTTAAACCTACTTATCGGACCAATCACACAATTAGCGAGTACATGGCTTGAAGGAACGGTTGAGACAAAGAAAGCTAAAACTCTGGCAAAAGTCGCAACGGCAAAGGCTGAAGCGACTATTATGGAAAAAAAGGCGACGGGTGAGATTGACTGGGACTTAGCTGCAGTTAAGGGCAGTCAAAACTCGTGGAAAGACGAATGGCTAGTAATTTTGTTTTCCGTGCCCCTCATACTAGCATTTATTCCGGGGATGGAAGATGTCGTATCACATGGATTTCAACAACTGGAGCAAATGCCTCAATGGTACCAGTACAGCTTGGGCGTTATTGTTGCTGCAAGCTTTGGAGTTAGAAGTGCGACGAAGTTCTTTGGAAAGAAGTAAACATGGCAGAAATAACGATGGAAAGATTCCTCAAGTGGAAGATACTACCCCGCTTGATGATGATTATGATGTCAATATCCGCTTGGCGGGTAGTGGAGTGGTTTATGCTCCTACCAGATCCGACGAACGCACAAGCAGGTCTGGTGAGTGTAGTCACGGGGGCCATGACAGGTGCATTTGCGGTGTGGCTAGGACATGAGAAGCACTAGGCTATGGAAGTAATTTGGTCGCTTATGTTGACAGTTTGTTCCCTAGAAACTTGTGCTACACAAACAATACAGTGGTTCGAAGAAAAGCCTATGTGTATTGAGATGCAAACCCTCCACGAAGAACTACCTATAGACGGCGATTGGAAATCAGTAACTTATAAATGCATTGTAGTAGGAGCAAAAGAAGTATAGATGTCTATGTTCAAGATGGAAAACACGGGGAGTCATCCGTGGGAGAAAAGCCCGATGAATGCACACGCATACGATAAAGAAATGAAATACGACAGAAACACATTCCTCTACAAACTGATTGAACATGAGGGTATGGTACTCACTGTGTATGAAGACAGCTTGGGCATAGACACTATCGGCATAGGTCGTAACCTCCAAGATCGTGGCATCACCCCAGAAGAACTGGAGTATATGGACATACCCAACATGGCTGTCGTGTACACAAACGGCATAAACGAGGCAGACGCCAAGTATCTAGCTACAAACGATATAATGATCGTAGAAAAGGAACTGTGTAAAGCGCATCCGTGTGTATACAAGCTGGATGCTGCACGACAACTTATCCTGATGGACATGGCGTTCAATATGGGTGTACCGCGTCTGTGTAAGTTTAAGAAGATGTGGGCAGCAGTAGAGGCAGGGGACTTCGACACCGCATCAGTCGAGATGCTCGATTCACGTTGGGCACGTCAGGTAAAATCACGGGCCACCAAGTTGGCAGAAGCTATGAAGACAGGAAGTCTGTGACTCACGTCTTTCTCCTGTTTGTTTTTGTAGGTGTAGGAGATAACAAAAAGCTAGTCAGCAACGACATGCACTTCAAAGATCTCAACGAATGTGTATGGTACGCACAAACCCTACACAAGCAAGGCAATCTCCTGACGGCATACTGTGTGCCAAAATTTATAACGGAAGGTAACGTAAAGGTATACTGATGGACCCGATTAGCGCGATGGCTACCGCATCTGCCGCATTTGGAGCGATAAAGAAAGGGTTTCAAGTAGGCCGTGACATTGAGTCTATGGCGTCCGACTTGTCTCGTTGGATGGGTGCCATGTCCGACTTGGACATGTTGGAGAAAGAAGCCAAGAATCCGCCTATATTTAAGAAGCTGTTTGCTGGCAAGTCTGTAGAACAAGAGGCGATGGAAACATTCGCTGCTAAACAAAAAGCAGAGGCACAACGCAGAGAGTTACAGCAGTGGATTGGCCTGACTATGGGTAAGTCTAAGTGGGACGAACTCGTTCGTATGGAAGGGTCAATCCGTAAGCAACGCCAAGAAACTCTGTATAAACAACGACAAAGACGACGTAAGTTTGTAGAGATTGTAGCTTGGATAGTTATGGGTTTTGTGGGTGTAGGAGTTCTTGTTGGCTTCGTTATGTTCCTCAAGGGTGTAGCTGCCAACGCAGAAACGTGGCCTGAGTACGTAACGTGCAGATTAAAAGGCTGTAGCAACATAGACGGACAAAGGCTCTGTATATATCATGGTCCTAACAATACAGTGGATAGTGTTTGGATCGATATGGGCGAATACTACCCACGAGAGATAGAGTGTAAGTATGATCCTAAGAACGAAAAACCACCTACCTTACGTGAAACATTCGAAGCAATAGAAAAGTCAAGAAAATAATTCTTGCCAATAACAGTATAAAGGTGTATAATGTTGTACGAGGATGATACTATGAAACGTCTTGCTTATGAAGCACTTAAACACAAGTATGAGGCTCAGAAGAAAGATGCGCTGTTTGTCTACACTAATTACACAAAAAACCCGGCGGCTATCGGTGAACATCCGGATCTGTTGGAGGAGATGGACAAGGCGGTCATCAGTTGGGCGGATGCTCAAGACAAGCTTGATGCACTTGAAGATCTTGATAGCAAAGCTTAACGGATATTGAGATGACATTCCTAGAACTTATAAATGCTGTACTGAGAGAGATAAATGAAGTGGAAATCACTACAGTTTCCTCGACACGAGGCATTCAAACATCAGTCAAGGACTTCATCAATAAGTCGCAAAGAGACATTATCAATTCCGAAGTTGAGTGGCCCTTCACTGTTGTTAGCCAATCTTTTACGACTACTGCAGGAACAGCGGAATACTCACGAGAGTCAGACGCAAAGACGGTTGACTATGATAGTTTTACTGTACAAGAGTCGGCATCAACAGCAGAGAAAAAATTAAGATACCTTTCATTCACAGAATACCTAGATAGTCGAAATGAAATAGATACAAACCCTGACACGGGGACACGTGCGCTACCAGAGTTTATATATAAGACACCAGATCAAAAACTTGGTTTGTCTCCTGTGCCTGATGTGTCCACCTACACAGTCAGGTATTATTATTACAAGACAGTGAGTGACATGTCTGCAAATACAGACACACCCACTATCCCAGAACGCTTTCACGACGTAATCGTAAATCGCGCTCGTTACTATACACACATGCTTCGTTCAGATGTGCAATTCTCACAGCTTGCTCTTCGTGATTACACGGAGGGCTTGTCTCGTATGCGTATTGAGTTGATCAATCGTAAGGATTACATGAGGGCCGTTTAATGCCAGATACTTCACTACTTAGTCCGTTTGTTGTGAAGTTAGGCGGTGGCTTGGTTCTTGACAAGGATGCCTTCACTCTGCCTCCCGGTGCAGCTACACAATTGCAAAACTTTGAACCTGACATCAATGGTGGCTATCGTCGCATCAATGGGTTCACTAAGTTTAATTCTAACATCGTGCCTCAGACTAGTGCATCTACAGAAAAAATTCTTGGTGTACATATCTACAAAAATCAAGTTATTGCTGCGCGGGGCACAAAAGTATTTAAGGGTGGTGCAACCGGATCGTGGACAGAAATAGACACGGGTCGCACAAGTGCTGGACGATACAACTTTGTTAACTTTAACTTCGATGGCACAGATAAAGTCGTATATGTAGACGGTGCAAACTTAGCATCTGTATTTAACAACAGCAGTGTTGCAGATGTAAGTGCTAGTGGTAGACCAGCAGATCCTCAGTTTGTAGAGGTATTTCGTAGTCACATGTTTTATGCGGGTATGTCTTCTAGTCCGCAAGAACTTATTTTTAGTGTGCCATTTGATGAAGATGATTTTACTTCTGGTAGTGGTGCAGGGTCCATCAAAGTTGATGGTGTTATCAAGGGCATCAAAGTCTTTCGTGAAAACTTGTTCGTGTTTTGTGAAGACTCTATATTTAAGATTACAGGTTCTAGTCTATCAGATTTTGCAGTCGTACCAGTCACACGTAAGATTGGATGTGTAGATGGATTTAGTATTCAAGAGATATCAGGTGACATTGTATACTTGGCACCAGACGGACTTCGCACGGTTGCAGGTACGGAAAGAATTGGTGACGTTGAACTTGGCACCGTATCAAAGCAAATACAGCCTCGTCTAGATAACGTATCTACAGAAAGAATTTCATCTTTAGTTATACGGGGTAAAACACAGTATCGTTTGTTTTTCCCTACAGATGCCCAATTAGCATCAGCAGCATTAGGTGTTATCGGAGTTATCAAGGCTGGTACAGAAGGGGGCATTGGCTGGGAGTATGCTGATATTAAAGGTATGAAGCCAGCGTGTGCGGCATCAGGATTTATCAGCGGAGTCGAAACGATCCTACACGGAGGATACGACGGCTACATTCACAAACAAGAAACAGGTAATACTTTCGACGGCACGAATATAAATGCAATATATCGTTCTCCAGACTACATAATGGGTGACCCCGGCGTTCGCAAACTGATGCAACGTATCATCTGGAACTACGATAACGAAGGTGCGGTGAACTCTAAGTTTCGTATCCGCTACGATTTTAACTCTTCTGACGTACCGCAACCTGCAGAATATGATCTAACTTCTGGTGCAGCAATAGCACTATACGGTCTAGCTGCATCAACGTACGGCACTGCAGTGTACGGATCATCAGGCACACCCCTAGTACGACAGAGTGTCGAAGGTGGTGGATTTACAGTAGCAGTACGTTTGGACGACACACAAGGAGCATCCCCTATCTCAGTAAAAGGCTACCAACTAGAATTTACACCGGGGGGCAGGAGATAACACATGGCAGGATACACTAGGCAGTCTTCGTACTCTGATGGCGATACGATCACTGCCGCACACAGTAACAACGAATTTGATCAGGTACTTGCTGCGTTTGTCAACACTAGTGGTCACAAGCACGATGGCACGGCTGCAGAAGGTCCGGTCATTGGCCTCATAGGTGATCCCGGAGTTACCACCCCTCTCAACAAAGTTGTTGTTGATAATACGAACAATCGCGTAGGTGTATTTGTAGATGCGGGTGGCGCAGGTTCTACCGTCGAACAAATACGTTTTCAAGACGGTGCTATCGTTCCCGTAACAGATAACGACATTGACTTAGGCACAAGTTCTCTAGAATTTAAAGATTTGTACATTGACGGTACGGCTCACGTAGACGCCATCAACTTCAATGGCACAGCTATTACGGCTACTGCTGCTGAGTTGAACATCATGGACGGCGTTACGTCTACCGCTGCAGAACTAAATATCTTAGATGGTGTAACATCTACCGCTGCCGAATTGAACATCATGGATGGTGGCACATCCGCTACATCAACCACGCTTGCTGATGCTGACCGCGTTGTTGTAAATGATAACGGCACAATGGTGCAGGTTGCACTTACTGACTTCGAAACGTATTTCGAAAGCGCACTCGACACTCTATCCAACGTGACCACAGTGGGTGCCCTAAACTCTGGATCTATCACCAGTGGTTTCGGTAACATTGACAACGGCTCGTCCACCATCACGACCACTGGTTTAATTACGGGTGGCTCCCTTGATATAGATGATGTTGTAATCAATGGTAGCACTATCGGTCACACAGATGACACTGATCTCATCACGGTTGCGGATGGCATCGTCACAGTTGCTGGTGAAATATCTGTAACCACACTTGACATTGGTGGCACAAACGTCACCTCTACGGCAGCAGAACTCAACATTCTTGACGGTGTAACTTCGACTGCTGCTGAGTTGAATATCTTGGACGGTGTAACGTCTACTGCCGCTGAACTCAACATTCTTGACGGTGTGACTGCCACAGCAGCAGAAATTAATATTATCGACGGTGATACGTCCGCTACTTCAACTACACTCGCTGCTGCAGACCGCGTTATCGTCAACGACAACGGCACCATGAAGCAAGTTGCCCTGTCTGACTTCGAAACATTCTTTGAGTCCGCTCTTGACACAACATCGAATATTACTACTGTTGGTGCGCTCGACTCTGGTTCTATCACAAGCGGATTCGGTAATATCGATACTGGCTCCTCCACAATCACAACTACAGGTTTGATTACTGGTGGATCACTCGACATAGACGATGTTGTCATCAACGGCACCACCATAGGTCACACAGATGATACGGATTTGATGACAGTAGCAAACGGTGTATTGACCGTAGCTGGTGAAGTGTCGATGACGACGCTCGACATTGGTGGGACTAACGTAACATCAACTGCTGCAGAACTTAACATCCTCGACGGAGTTACATCTACAGCAGCAGAATTGAACATCTTAGATGGTGTGACCTCGACAGCATCGGAACTCAATATTCTCGACGGGGTTACTGCCACCACAGCAGAACTCAACTACAGCGACACTGGTGCAGCGGTTGGTACAGTTGTAGCCAGCAAAGTTGTGACGGTTGACGCTAACAAAGACGTATCTAGCTTCCGTAATATTACCTTAACGGGAGAGCTAGATGCTGGATCACTCGACGTTTCTGGCGATGCTGATATCGACGGGACACTAGAGGCGGATGCCATCACAGTCAACGGCACCGCTCTCAACACAGTAATCGCCAATGAGGCGACAGCCCTAGCCATTGCATTGGGCTAAAGGAGAAATAGATGGCTAACACATTCAAAGTTGTATCGCATGACGTTATGCCAGCCTCAAGCGGTACGCCAGAAGACCTCTACACCTGCCCCGGCAGCACCACCACAATCATCTTGGGCATGGTGCTTGCAAACGTACACACCAGCCAAGTCACAGTGAGTGTTAAGCTAGTCAGCACGACATCCGGTGGTGGACGTACAGCAACCAACACAACAACATTCTTGCTGAAAGATGCCCCACTACCTGTGGGTTCATCTCTTGAAATACTGTCCGGTAACAAAGTAGTCCTTGAAGCAAGCGACAAGATTCAGATTGACTGTTCTGTTGCTGACAAGGCCAGCATAACAATGAGCATCATGGAGATAACCTAATGCCGTATATTGGTGCAGGGGTACAACGATTTAACACAGCCGACAATCTTACTGTCACTGGCACATCAGAATTAAAAAACGATGTGACTGTTACAGGTGATGTAACAGCATCTGGCACTGTGTTGCCCACCGGAGACACTGCTGCAGGTGATGCTGCTGCTCTTGGCTTTACCAGCGCAGAGGGTCTTATCCTGACAGGGCAAGGTAGCACCAGTGACATTACCGTAAAGAATGATGCAGATACTACAGTGTTTACTGTACCAACTGGTACGGATGACATTCTGTTCCCAGATAATGCCAAAGCCATGTTTGGTGACTCCTCAGATTTACAGATAAGTCATAATGGCAGTAATAGTGTCATTGAGGATTTAGGAACAGGAAACCTAAAAATAAAGTCAAACGGTTCCGGAATAAATTTTCAAAAGGGTGATGCTGAACTGTTAGCGACTATGGTGACAGATGGTGCGGTTACACTGTATCACGACAATTCAGCCAAACTCGCCACCGCTTCAACTGGCATAGACATCACAGGGGCATTTACCGCAACTTCTGGTTCTACAATAACCACTGCTGACAACACTACACAACTTACACTTAAATCTACAGACGCAGATGGCAGTGTTGGGCCAAAACTTGATTTGGTAAGAGAAAGTTCTAGTCCCGCAGATGACGA